CTTTAAATGGGTTCTAACACTCTCGTTTCGTATAACAGCCATTATGTTAAATAACACCTTTTTTAATAATACTGCCTTGTAAACGGCTATTTAAATTACTTAAATAGCCGTATTAAATACATTTAATTTAAAAAATAATACTAGAGATCATTTGCATCTAAAGATGAAATTATGCTTTGAACATGATTCAAATCTTCACCATATAAAACAACGATTCCTTTAATTTCATCGAGGTATAATGTATTTCCGCTATTTGTCCAAATATGTACTTTAGGACGCCCACCTCTCGCTGGAGGGCCAAATTTCTTTGCCATAGCATTCAGTACGCCTGTTTGGCTAAAACCCGTTACTTGAGATAATGATAATCGAACAATAGCTACTTTTTCATTCAATAATGTAACTGTACTTGATTGAACCTCTACCCCGCCATAGCTCTTAATATCAAGATGACATACTCTTACATTTCCAAATATTTCACCCTTTAAACTATTACATGCAATGCTATCCCCAATACTTATATCTTTTATCTCCAATGGATGATCTGTATGACTTGTTAACCCAGGTACAGTACAACCCGAAATAAATAAAGATAAAAATAACACTTTAATTTTATTCATTATATACACCTAATATACACCTAAAAACAATTAATAATGCAGGTATATGATAATTTATGATTTAATTCTCAATAGATTGAGGAAGTGACTTATATTGTGTATTTAGGTCGAATAGATATATTTATTTAGTTTTATGGATCTTTCTCAATTTAATAAGCTGTTCAAAACTCAAATGACTAAGGTCAATCCCAGTTGATTGAATAGGTCCACCATCGGCACCCGTTAATTCCGTCTTGTTCTTCAGCATACCTAAATGCTGTGCAACCATCTTAAGCGCTTCATCTTGATTACGAATGATAACCTCAACACCGAACTTACCTTCTTTCACGCCAGCAAATACTCGACGAGCTGACCCTGTTAAATCACGCGTATCATGAAAGTACGCACGACCAATACCGGCACCATTACAACGAGGGCAATCAGGATTTGGATCTAATGTTTCATCGTAACCGTAGCCACCCACATCTTGTGGAGGAGGTTTATTGGCTGTGAGCGCTTTTTTAGTAGCATCTTCAAACTCTATTGAATCACGCCACTGGTAATTGAAACCAAAGCCCCAGCAATGACGGCAACATAATCGACGGTATTCAGTCAGTTCGTTAACGTCTGCCGTTGCGATATCCCACCATATTTTTAATACCGCATCTTGAGTTATCTCTGTTCTGCGTTCCCGTTCTGCTAATGCGTCAGTGATTGCTCTTGAAACCTTAGCATTTCTTAGCATGCGAGTAGCATTTACATAAGCTGTATTTCCTTCGCCTTTATAACCGGCTCGCTTATATGCTCCCGTTCGATTTAAATCGATAAGGTATTCACTAACAAATTTAACCTGTTGTTCAGTTAGCCCGTAATTGCGCAGACTAAACGTGTTTTGATCATCATGCGCATTACTGGATTCATTACTCTGCGCATCGGGTATATCACTCTTGCGCATTGGCTCTTTTGCGCTTTCTTTTTTCTGCGCAGTGCGCAATTTCTTGTGCGCAGTTTTTTGCGCATTCTGCGCACTGGATATTTTGATATATCGTCGTGCTGTTGCGTAGTTTAGTTCCTTTAGTTCGCACCACTCTTTAGGGGATATTCCTGTTATAGCATGTTCGGCGAGGAACTGTTGTTGTAGCATCCCCCAATCCGGTTTTGCCATTGTGTTTATCTCCTTAGCCTATTAAAAAACCTACTCGAAAGTAGGCTTTGTGATAGATAATAGATATGAATGATTATTGTTTCTTCCTTTCCTCTTTCTTCTTCTCGGCAAGTGATTTTATTGATTCTAGTCTTAATTTTTTATTATGCCGTTCTACATACCATTCTTGTATCAGTGTTTCTAATAACTCAATTAGTAACTGTGCTTCACTTGGCTCAACATCTACAATAATGTTGATATCTTTTTCCATGTGAGCACCTATATTTCCTATACTTCTAATCGAGTCAATGGCTTCCCACATTTCAGACTCAACTTTATCTTTAATTGCTTCAATTTCTTTTGCTAAATTTTTTTCATTTATTTTCCAAACATCTCTAATCATCCCTTGCAAACATCTTCGAGCAAGAGTTGCCGATGATTTAGGAGATAGTTCTCTAATTAAACAAGCTTCTTTATAATCATTTAAAATCGCAGAAGGAATATAATCAGGGAAAATTTTTGTAGCCCCCATTGGAAGGATCTTATTACTAGAGATACTTCTTATTACTTGATGATTCCTTAACATAGGATTAAATTCAATTTCATCCATGTTAATACCTAATACGAATTTCAAGCATTCTGGATTAGGGCAGTGCCTAGAATAAAGAGCAACCTTTATATCTGTCGGTTGAGTAACCCCATCAACAATTGAATTTATTGCGTTAAAAGAACAAGATCTGTCGATATATGAGCCTTTTGTTGATATTTGATTGCAGTACGGACATAACCAGCTAGACATTTATTAATCCCTTTTTTAGTTATTCATAACTTATTTTAATAAGTTAATAATCATTCGTCACTCACTCTTTCCTCTTCTATTTGTCTTAGTGCTTTCAACTGTTGGTTTGCTTTATCAATAGTGGCTAATAATGCAGAGATCCATAGAATAGCTTGTGAATATGATAATGTTTTTCCATCACTATCGGGTGGTAGTGGTGCAAGAACAAGTTCAGTTAATGTTGCTGGTATTGGTGTACATTGCGCTGGAACGTAACTCGTTTGTGTATTCGTACAGGCTATCAGCAATAGACTGAGGAACAAGAGAATCGCAATTCGGATCTTTTTTAAGGATTGTTCTATATTCAATAATTTTCTCCTGTGATTTTGCATCTGTCTGAATACCATGACGGTAAGCTGTAGTCGCTATTTGATTAAAACGATTGAATTGAAAGACCTGATCACTTAACAGTTTTGAGTAGCTCTCATTTTCTTTTGTTAATTGCTTATTCTCTGCTAATAACTTATCTCGTTGAGTAATGATATCTTGTATGCCATTGGCAATATAACCACCACTGATAACTCCTACCATCACAATAACAATGTAAAGTTTCCAGTGTTTCATAATTAGTACCGATGATGTGAGAGTGCAATCTGACAGCGTTTTTCTAAACTCACTTGGTCTTTAGTACATGAGTTATCAATCAAGAGATAAATGCCACCAGCGACTGTAATGAGTAATGCAAGAATAAAGCTGATAATGATGATTAAAGGTTTCCATGACATAGTGCTGACTCCGCATCTCTACGACTGACTAACCCTCGCCATACTTTTCCACCAGCATAAACCCAGCGTTTCATTTCTTCACAAGCGCCATTCTGATCACCAGCATTTAATTTCTTAAGCAATGTAGAGCGTGCAAAAGCCGTGGTACCGACATTAAAAGCAAAGGAATATAGAGAAGCTTTTGCTTTATCATCGACCGGCACTTTAACCAGGATATCAACTTGCTGTTGCGTTCTGATAAAGTCTTTCTGCAGTAATTCGTCACACTCTTGTTGTGTATAAGTCTTACCTTGAATGATGTCGTTTCCAGTATGGCCATAACAAACCGTCAGAATTCCAGCAACATCGCGGTAAGGTTCATAACGCACGCCCTCAAAATAGCCAATCACTGTTAGTGCAATACTTACAGCGCCAGCACTCGCAACAGCTGTCACCTTTTGTTTTAGGTTCATCAAATGTCCTTTTTAGCTTTAGTCAGTATTTCACCAACTATCTTTTCTATGTCTTGAGGATCGCTAGAACAATTTCGATGAACTAATTCAGCAAATAATGCTGTTCGTTTCCGTTGTTCTCGCCATGTCATCAGATAAGTTGCTAATCCAAGGAGCATGCTGAATCCCATCCCTATTACAAATCCCCATTCATAAAGTGAGAGACTTGCAAAAAAAGCAGTTAAGCCAGCCGTTCCGTAGGTAGCATTGGTTAATTTGTCCATGCGCATATACACCCCCTACGGAGTGCCCGAGTTGTTTATTATGAAAAGGAAAAGCCGCTATAAAGCGGCTTGTTTGGAAAAGATAGCTTATGATGGATTAAGGTTTATTTCGCCTAGCATACTCTCTAGAAAGTTCTTTCAAAGTTTCCTGATTACGTCTTCTTTCATAATCAACTTCTCTTTCAACTTGAGAGATCGTCTTATTAAACCTATTTTTTACTCTTGAATTGGCTGTTGGCTCATTACTTGTAAAGTTTTTCTGGAAGTCAAGCTGTATTCCTCTAACTTCAGCATGCATCCTTACATAACCTCTAAGCATATTTTCATTGAATTTATACCATCCGCTACGTTTCCCAGGGAATGCAGGAACCACAACCTCTCCATATTCATTTTTCTTTAAAAGAGATAAGATTCGGCTGAAAGATGTATCATTCAGTGGAGTAATTTTTAATTGTTCACATACGTCTTGATATGATTGTAAAATATCTGCTTTCTTTCTTTGTAGATCTGCAGAATCAGCAACAGACCACAGGACATAGGCATACTGAGCATCCCTAGCCTCAGTCGCATGATTATATGACACTTTCAAACTCTGCTCTACTGATTTTACTGCATCATCTAACCCTTGAATAAACAACGGATAATCTACTTCTTTAATATCATTTTCTTTGTCATATAATGCATACAGTATTTTCTCACATATTATATGTACATAATGAGGGAAACCATCACTCAATCCTGAAATCCTAAATTTAATATCCTCAGGGACAAAAATATTAAATTCTTCAAAAGCTCGTTCAATTATTCTTGCTCGCCCATCCCATGGCAATGGCTCAAGCTTTAGCTCATGAATTTGACGTGCACTAGAAGCATGTCCACATAAAATTTCTTGAAAAGAATCAGCTATACCTGTAAAAATTATTTTTACCTTGCAACGCATATCTCCAAGTTGTTTTAAAAGTGTTCCAAACTTTTCTCGCTCTTCTGAACTGTCTATTCGATCAAATTCATCTATTACAATATAAGGAATTTTAGAATGTATTTTTTCTAAATGTTGTAATGCGAATACTGCGGAGGAAACATCATAAATTTCAATATGTTTTGTTTCTTTTGTACTTTTTCGCTCAAACTTAAAACCATTTCCAGCGATACCAATCGACACACTGGCCGTCCAATCACTTTTACTCTCTAATTCACTACTCGCTCTTTTAAGAGCTTCAGATACTATAGATTCTAATGTAGATGATGGAGAACAACTAAGCAAAATTGGATTAGTTTCATCTTGAAGCTGAAAAGCTACAGAATGTGCTAACGACGACTTTCCCACCCCTCTACTTCCGTAGATAAAAGAATGTCGCCCAGGAGCCATAAGGGCATCAGTTATCGAAGATATTTGTTGATTTCTGCCGAAGAGAAACTCAGGTGTATCAATCGGTGACGATGGTCTCACAACTTTATAAAGACGCTCAACAAATTCGCTACGCGATAATGAACCAATAGCCATTATATCTCCTCGGTAATTACATATTTTTATTACCAAGAATCATAACAAAAAACCCCGCAATTGCGAGGTCTTAAATTTACTTTCTGCTTTGCGTTTAAAGCTTCGCACAGTGTATATGAAAAATATAACTATTTCGGCAAAATAGTCAATACTTATTCACTATAATGATATTTCTTATCGAACTCATCACACATAGGGCGATATAACATAAATTCAGCAACATTAAGCCATGCATTAACTCTATCTTGATATGTTCTTAAACAATAATGACCTTCTCTTTTGTACAACTCTAATGCAATTTTATGTCTAGATTTTTTATAAACATAATGTTCTTTTAAAATATTTTTCAACCCCTCATCATCAACCATGGTTGCACAGATAACTTTATCTATCTTTCCACCCTCAATGTCTGAGCAGAACCACATATTGCTCAGAGTTTTCTTGTATTGATATTCTTCCAAAAAGAGTTGCAATGTTTCTTCTGATAGCCCTGATTTTTTCATTCTTCGCATAGCATCTTTGAGAGCTTTCTTTGTGATTTTTGGGTCTGATAATAATCGCTGAAAAATACCAGCGGCTTGTGGTGATTTACTAAATGCAGCCCAACAACCCCACATTTTTAATCGCCCCCGGATCCATGTACTTTCTAATGTGCGTAATCTTAAATACTCACCACTCTTGCCACTTGTCTCTGGATAAATCATGCTTATACCTCAACTTCTTTATTTATCAATATCACTAGACGCGACAAGCGCGTAATTCCATTACTTCAATTTTTGTTTGCTCGAGCAACTCTGCTTCAGAGCCATGAATTTCTTGCCATGATTTAGGTGATGCATGAAAGCCGGTTTCATAACACGCCCTATGATGTGGCGGACACAGTGGTAAAACATCTGTATGACTAGCTCGTTGTGCCATTCCCTGCCCTGTTCTAACATGATGTATTTCCGCTCTACTTGCCCCAAGCCCCATATTGCGACAACAAATACAACCCAGTTCCGCTACATCTGATAGCCACTGTCTTTCTTCTTTGGTCTTTGATTTGATCATTGGTCTTGCCTCTATGTGAAACTTAATAATTGAGATACTGCATTTTCTACAGCTTTTTGAGTGGGAAACTGTTTACGAAGGATAAAATTCCAAAGCACATCGAGTGTGGCTTTGTAGAGTTCGCTAAATGCTAAGTCGTCCATATTTGCAAAACTGATTGATTTAGCAACACGACGTAAACTACCGTCTGGCATTTCAAACGTGTCGTAATAACCGGCTTGCTCTACGACCCAATAACGAAAAGCATCAAATGACTTTGTTGCTGAGATATTTTGTGCACGATTTTGTGCAACTTCTTCAAGATAAATATCAGATGCGGATAAGAGCGCGTCAGCATTATCCGTGTAATATGAAAGGAATGTGATGTAACCACGCACAAGCTCTTTTTCTTCAGGTGAAATGGTACCGCCAACTGGTTCCCAATATTCATAGCCTAAGTTGAGTAATGCGAAGTATTTACGATGAAATCGAGGGTTACGAGCTTTCTTAAAATTAGCTGAAAGCACATCACCACACTTGATTTTTGAATGCAGAAAATCTCTCGTAACAGGGTTAGCCGGTACAAGAGTATCGTTAGACATTTTGATAAAGCTATGCTGTGCCATACTTGACTCTCAGTTGACACAGCAAATGTTTAGGATTGGGTGTTCAGGCCAATATTGATATATTACCTAGCATCAGTAAAATATCAAATTATATTTATATAAAAAGACAATTTACTTAACTAATTAAGGTTAAAACATGAAGCAAAACCCTTTTGGTT